AGATAAAGGTGGTGCGAATTTTAAAAAATTATACAATGCCTCAGACGTCACAAAAAGAAACCGCAACGGACAGACTAGCTCGGGATTATATAGTTTGTTCATACCTATGGAATGGAACTACGAAGGATTCATTGATTCTTATGGCCTACCTGTATTCGATACGCCCGAAAAAGAGATTGAAGGACCTCATGGGGATATAATAGATCAAGGAGTAATACAACATTGGCAAAATGAAGTTGATGGCTTAAAAGACGACCAAGACGGTTTAAATGAATACTATAGGCAATTTCCTAGAACGGAGCAACACGCTTTTCGAGATGAAGCCAAAGAGTCTTTGTTTAATTTAACTAAAATATATCAACAAGTAGATTATAACGAAGATTTAAGAAATACAAGCATAGTAACACAAGGAAGCTTTTATTGGGAAAACGGTGTTAAAGATACGAAAGTAATGTTTGCACCAAATAAAGATGGTAGGTTTTTAATATCTTGGATACCAAATAAAAACCAACAAAACCGTGTAATATTAAAGAACGGTATTAAATACCCAGGCAATGAGCACATGGGGGCGTTTGGTTGTGATAGCTATGATATATCGGGAACAACTGACGGTAAAGGATCGAAAGGTGCGCTTCACGGTTTAACAAAGTTTAGTATGGAAGATGCTCCGGCTAATTCTTTTTTCTTAGAATATATATCAAGACCCCAGACGGCGGATATATTTTTTGAGGACGTATTGATGGCTTGCATATTTTATGGCATGCCTATATTAGCAGAAAACAATAAGCCTAGATTGCTTTACTATTTTAAAAGAAGAGGATACAGGGGTTTTTCAATGAATCGTCCTGATAAGCTTTTAAATAAACTTTCAGTTACAGAAAGAGAAATAGGTGGTATGCCTAACTCGAGTGAAGATATTAAACAAGCGCACGCGGCTGCTATCGAATCCTATATAGAAGATTACGTTGGTTTAATGAAAGATGGATCTTACGGAACAATGTATTTTCAAAAAACCCTGGAAGATTGGGGTAAATTTAATATAAACAATAGGACTAAGTTTGATGCTTCTATTAGCTCAGGCTTAGCTATAATGGCTTGTAACAAAAACAAATATAGCCCAAGGGCTGAAAGAATATTAACATCACATACTTTAAGTTTTAAAAAGTACAATAATAAAGGACATAGTTCAAAAATAATATAAATGGTATATACTAACTACAATAGTTCATTTCCTGACCAGGTGGTACCTGCTGCAGAAAAGCTAAGCTTAGAGTATGGAGAAGCCGTAGGTAGAGCTATCGAAAACGAATGGTTTAGAAATACACGTTCGGGTGGAGATAGATTTATGGCTAACTACCAAAATTTTCATAGGTTAAAGCTTTACGCTAGAGGTGAACAGTCTATACAAAAGTATAAAGATGAGCTAGCAATCAATGGAGACTTGTCTTATTTAAACTTAGATTGGAAACCAATTCCGGTAATATCTAAATTTGTAGATATTGTTGTTAATGGAATGTCCCAAAGATCTTACGAGATAAAAGCATTTGCGCAAGATCCTGAGTCTTTAAAGAAAAGAACAAATTACGCTGAAAGAATAATGCGTGATATGATGGCTAAGGATTTTTTGGACAACGTACAAAGCACACTAGGCGTTAATATGTATTCCACCGACCCTGAATCTTTACCTAATGATGTTAAAGAGTTGGGTCTTAAAATGCAATTAGAATTTAAAGAGTCTGTTGAAATAGCTGAAGAGCAAGCAATAGATACTATATTAGATAAAAATAAATACGACCAATCTAGAAAAAGAGTTTTATATGATTTGGTTGTATTAGGAATCGGCGCGACAAAAACAAATTTTAATCCAACAGAAGGCATTACAATTGACTATGTTGATCCCGCTAGTTTGGTATATTCTTATACTGAGGATCCAAATTTTGAAGATTTGTATTATGTTGGCGAAGTTAAAACTTTGTCATTGTCAGAAGTTAAAAAGCAATTCCCTTATTTAAGCGATCAAGACTTACAAGAAATACAAAAGTTTGGTAATTCACCCGGCAACTATCTAAGAAATTACGCAGGGGATAACACGGATGATCAAGTTAATATATTATATTTTGAATACAAAACTTACAACGATCAAGTTTTTAAAATAAAAAGAACTGACACGGGCTTAGAAAAAGCTTTAGAAAAACCAGATACTTTTGCTCCGCCACCAAACGATAATTTTGAAAGAGTAGGTAGAACTATAGAGGTTTTATTTAGTGGCGCTAAAATTCTTGGTCAAAACAAGATGTTAAAATGGGAGTTAGCTGAAAATATGACTAGGCCATTTGCAGACACCACTAAGGTTAAAATGAATTATTCTATTTGTGCACCTAGAATGTACAAGGGAAGAATAGATTCTTTAGTAAATAGAGTTACTGGGTTTGCTGATATGATACAGCTAACACATTTAAAGATGCAGCAAGTAATGTCTCGTATGGTTCCCGATGGAGTTTATGTAGACGTTGATGGTCTAGCTGAAGTAGATCTTGGCAATGGTACAAACTACAATCCAGCGGAGGCATTAAATATGTATTTCCAAACAGGTAGTATTGTAGGTAGGTCCTTAACGCAAGACGGGGATATTAACAGAGGAAAGGTGCCTATACAAGAACTGCAATCTTCTAATGGTATGGCAAAGTTGTCTGCATTGATACAAACATATCAGTATTATTTGCAAATGATTAGAGACGTAACCGGCCTTAACGAAGCTAGAGATGGAAGTACTCCGGATAAATTTGCTTTAGTAGGGTTACAAAAAATGGCAGCTGCAAATTCAAACACAGCTACACGTCATATTCTACAGGCTCAGATGTATATAACATTATCTACTTGTGAAAATATTGCGTTAAGATTAGCAGATGCGTTAGCTTACCCATTAACAGCTCAATCATTAAAGCAATCAATTAGCACTTATAATGTAGGCACGTTGGAGGAACTGGCTACGCTGCAGATACATGACTTCGGTATATTTTTGGACTTGATGCCGGACGAAGAAGAAAGAGCAAAATTAGAAAACAATATACAGACCGCATTATCCGCGGGTTTAATTGGCTTAGACGACGCTATTGATATTAGAAATATATCAAACATCAAAACAGCTAATGAATTTTTAAAGGTCAGGCAAGCTGAAAAAGCAAAGCGTGATCAAGAGGTGCAACAAGCAAATATTGCTGCTCAAGCACAGGCGAATGCGCAATTAGCAGAGCAAACAGCATTAGCAGAAACTCAAAAACAACAAGTTCTTACAGAACAAAAAATACAGTTAGAGCAAGCTAAAATGCAATTTAGCATACAAAAGCTGCAGCAAGAAGCTAATATTAAAAAGCAACTAATGGGTGAGGAGTTCAGTTATAACATGCAACTAGCAGAAATGAACACAAGATCTCAAATGGGCAAAGAAAATAATAAAGAAGATCGTAAAGACGACAGAGCTAAGTTGGTCGCCACGCAGCAAAGCGAGTTGATTAACCAGCGCCAAAATAACGCACCGCCTAAAAACTTTGAATCATCTGGAATGGATGTTCTTGGCGGGTTTGGTTTAGAACAATTTGAGCCAAAGTAAAGTAAATTTTTAATTATTTAATTATATTATATTATGTCAGAAGTAAAGCAAGAAGGGGAATTCAAAATTAAAAAAAGAAAAACCCCTAAAAAGTTGGTTAAAAAAGACGAAGTAGTTAAAGTTGATTTATCCAAACCAAAAGAAGAGGAAGTTACTAAAGTAGTAATTGACGAGCAACCAAAAGAAGAAAAAGATGCCGTTCAAGAGCAAAGCGCAGATGCAGGCAATGATATTGTCGGACAATCCGAAAACAGTAGCGACAGCAAAGAAGTGGTTGAACAAGTACAAGACACCGCTACAGAAGCGAATGAAGGGGTGCTGCAAGAAATAACAGACGAAGAGGTAAAAGAAGTAGTTGAAAATCCGCAAGAATTAGTTAAAGAAACCGTAGCGGAAACTAAGCAAGAACATAACTTACCTGAAAACATTCAAAAGGTTGTAGAATTTATGAATGAAACAGGCGGAACATTGCAAGATTATGTACGCCTAAACGCTGATTACTCCAATGTAGATAACGTTACATTATTAAGAGAGTATTATAGAAAAACAAAGCCTTATTTAGAAGGCGAAGATATTAACCTTTTACTTGAAGACTTTTCATATGATGAAGAGCTTGATGAAGAAAGGGATGTGCGTAAAAAGAAAATTGCGTACAAGGAAGAAATTGCAAAAGCCAAAAACTATTTGGAAAGTTTAAAGGGTAAATATTACGAGGAAATCAAGTTGAGGCCCGGCGTAACCCAAGACCAACAAAAAGCTATGGATTTTTTCAATAGATACAACGAAGAGCAACAAGCAAACCAGCAAGTACGCGATGCGTTTTTAAAAAGTACCGAAAATTACTTTAACAACGATTTCAAAGGTTTTGATTTTAACGTGGGTGAAAAAAAATACAGGTACTCAGTAAAAGACGCTAGCTCGGTTATGAATGAACAAAGTGATTTAACAGGTGTTGTCGGAAAGTTTCTAGACAAAAACGGCCAAGTTAAAAATTACTCTCAATATCATAAAGCTATATTTGCAGCCAGAAATGCCGATACAATTGCCCAGCATTTTTATGAGCAAGGCAAAGCCGACGCAGTGCGTGATATAACAGCTAAATCTAATAATGTTACAGCTGATGTAAGACAATCTGTTCCAGGTAATGTTTTTGTTAATGGGATAAAAGTAAAAGCTGTTAATGGTGTTGATTCTTCAAGATTAAAAATTAAAACACGAACTAAAAACTAATTTTAAAACATTTTATTATGGCAGGAAATTTTGTAACTGGTGGTGCTTTTCCAGCGTCTACGTTGCCTTCACAAAAGCAACAAGCGCTTAGCACTAACTACTTAAACTTTACTGACGGATCAGGGAATGATTTTGCACAACAATATCTACCCGAAATCTACGAAGCAGAAATAGAAAGATATGGAAATCGTACTATCTCTGGCTTCTTACGAATGGTAGGAGCAGAAATGCCTCTACAATCTGACCAAGTTGTTTGGTCTGAACAAAACAGATTACACGTCTCTTATCAAGGGGTAACTAGCGACCAGGCTACTACATTAACTTTACCATCTGGCCACGTTATTGTACCAAACATGACTTTGGTAGTTGGTGACAATACCACTGTAGGTGGATCGCCAAAAACTGAAAAAGTTATTGTAGGTGCTGTAACTGATACAACTGCAGTTGTATATCCTTATCAAGCTGCTGATTTGAGCGGTTTAGGGACTACTGTTAATGTATTTGTATATGGTTCTGAATTTGCTAAAGGTACAGTAGGATCTACAGCAAATATCACCCCATCTTTTACGCAGTT